GGTAAGACCAGTGGTGACCAAGGTACATGGCCCAGTTAAGTGAGTAACGGTTTAGGCGTGGACCGTGTACTTCAAATTCTTCGTCTGCTAGCTCTACAAGTCCCAGTGGGGAAATGGAGATGGTTAAATCGGAAGAAGCTGCGCGATAACTCGGGGGCGAGAAATCAATACCGCTCACCAATCACCTCTTTCCCTGTAGTAGCTATAGGGTAACACTTTTGTCGATAAATCTGTAAAGCGACACGCTATCTAAAGCGTTCGCCGCGAATAAGGTTCTTGCCTATTGGCTTGGTAACCTTCTTCTTTGCCTGTTCTTCTTTCTTGTCTCTTTCTTCCTGCACGTAATCTCTAAAGCGTGGGTCAATCTCTTTCTTTGACTGCACGAATTTGCCGCCCATCTGGACATAGCGAGTATGAACCCAGTGAGCCGCTGCGGGGGATGGGTAAGTAGTAAATTTTGTGCGCGCCTGAGCAACAATCATGTTCCATTGCTTAGGGTTAGCGGGAATGCCCTTTGGGCCTTCCTTAACTTCTTTACCTGAGATAAGTGCCATAGTTATATCTAGTTAGCCCCTGCTAGCTCGTGCATAGCAGGGGCGTTTAACTAGTTGATTAGTCCTGGACTACAGCAGCGTTGTGTGGTTGCTGATGAGCTCCGTTACGAAGAACTTCTTCGATACGGTTATCGCCGTGGTCAGCAAAACCACCTGCTGCAAACTCAGAAAGATGTGATGGGGCTTCTACCCATGCAGCTGAGCCAACGTGAGCGCGCTCACGCATGGTCTCTTCTGGAAGCTTCTCGAATACATTCTGGTTACGATTTGGGCGGCCTGGAACAGGAACATATCCCTGCATAGCGCCCTTTGTGAATTCGTTTGGAACATCGGTATCAGTTGCGATGCCTTCTTCGAAACGAAGTGGTCCACGTTGTCCTGGGGTCGCAGGAGAAACCTTACGGTCGTAAACGTTTCCTGGACGCTCTGGGAACTTTGGGTCTGGTGCAATTGCCATTTAATGACTCCTTATAGGTTGAGGTACCTCGTAGAAAAGTGTGCTACAGAATCCCTGTATAGTCAGGCTAAAGATGTAATTATCTAAAAAATGGTGATGACGAAACCTCGACAGAAGGCATGGTCAAGTCCATAGTTAGAGAGCAGGCAATAGCCAAACTATCGGCATAATCGTCGTGGGCGTGGGCCTCATCTGGGGCCTTAGCCAAGAAGTTAGGACCAGTGAACTTAGTCTCCAGGTCAGTCATCTGTTGATAAAAACGCTTGTAGGTCTTTAGTCTGCGTGTTTTTGCATGAGCAGGCCACCCAACCATGCGGCGGTCAATCAAAGCTTTAAGGTGCTTCCATCGCTTAGATTGTTCAGGCTGGCTACTGCCTAGAGCATGAACCTCGGCTCGGGGAAGAAGCAATTTAAGTCTTTGCGCTACTGCGTCGCCCACGCCATTTGCGTCTACGCCAACAGCTAGGACGTCATAGTTCTGCAAGAAGTTAACAATCTGGAAGTACTGGTCTTCCCAGTCATCGCCTTGGATTTCCAACCAGTTAAGGATACGGTGGTCAAAGTAACCAAACTCGTCTGGGCGGTCCCAGTCAACCCACACTACGGTAACAACAGTAGAGTCGAGTTTACGAGCGGGGTCGATGCCCACGACTACAGGGGTGCGGTGCCAAGCCTTTACCGTCTCTGAGGAAGTATCTCCCAGCTCATCCATAATGGTAGAGGTAACAAACATACCGCGTTCAAGCAGCCACTTGCAGCTGTACGACATCTGGAATTCATCTGAGTCCTCGCCTATACGGAGCATCTCTTTCTTAATAAACTTTCCGTAGTTGGTGTTCACCTTGGCTACATCGCGCCAATCCCACTGGAAGTGGTTCTGTCTGTTACGCCCTGTTTGACGGCGCTCATTTAACTTAATAGAACGGTAGAAGTTATTCTTGTGCGTTGTGGGGGTGCCCGTTTTAACCATGGTTCCCGAGTAGTACGCCAACATAGGAGAAATAGACTTTGAGACTACAAAGTCGTCGGCTTCTTGGCACTCGTCGATAACAATCATATGGAATGACTTAGATTCAATCTTTGCGCGAGGGTTCGCAGTCATCATCATAAGGCTACTGCCTGAATTTTTAAGTTTGATTTGTCGTGTAACGCCAGGCACCTTACCTAGAGAATCGTCAATCTCTGGGTCACCAAGAATCTCCAGAGCGCGCTCAGAAGTAAGTCGGTTTACAGTACGGCCGAATAGAGTTTCTACCTGACCCTCAACAGGGGCAAACATACCAATCCAGATGCCGTCTTTAAACTGGCCTAAAAGGTCTGGGTACATCTTTGCTAGGCGGGGAAGTAAAACCATGAGAGTGGCCACGGTGTTAGCAATAGTTTCAGATTTACCCGACTGACGAGCAGCAAGAGCGGTGATTTCTTCTCCGTCGTTAATAATTACAGACTCAATAATGCGTCGAGCCAATGGCATTTGGTAGGGATGCAGCTCATGTCCTACAAGAGCAGTTTGGAACTGAATGCAGCGGTCTACTAGTTTTTTAACAAACTCTTTGGAGAGCTCATCAAGCTCTTCTACTTCTTCCTCGGGACCTGAGTCTTCTTCTTCAAGGTCTTCGGGATAAAATTCTTCTTCTTCGTCTAATAGTTGGTCCATGTTAGCCCTAGTTTAGATTGAAACGAAAAGCCTGGGCGGTTAAACCCAGGCAATTCGATGCCACCACGGGGAGAGGAAGAGAGGCAGAATTAGTGTAGCATAAAAGTCGATAAATCTATTTATCGCGACATGCGGTTATACATAGCATCTACAACGGCATGTAGAGCTTCAGCGCCCCTAAGGGCCTCCGTTAAATAGACCTGCTCTCGGCTACGCTGATACATAGACAGGCAGCGACCTAACTCATAGATAGATTGGTCAATCCATGTCTCAAGCTCGCCAGTAGGAATCTTTGACACGCGCTTAGCTATCTGTTCTGAGAAAGGCTTATCCCAGTTCTTTTTAGGCTTCTTGTTAAACATTTAATCCAGGGAACCCTTCTCGTCGGTCCTCGTCTCTAGCGCGCATAGCGTTTACAAGAAGAAGGTCGATGTCCTCGTCTGTGAGTAGATGAGGGTTTTCTACCGTTTTGAAGAGGATTCCTGCGTAAAACCCAGGCTTGGTAAATGGCACACGAAACACTAAACAGCGCCCCTTGCGGAAAGGTAGGTCTGTTTCTTGAGTATGCCCTACCTCTACAACAGGCAAGAAGTGGCGATGATAGTACTTTAGCTTTCCAACGTATAGTGGTCCGAGTGTTTTCACGTTTATCCTTTCGGGAAGTAAACCTCTTCGTATGTTATCGGAGTTCCTTGCTGAATTCTAGAGGCAATACTAGCAGAATAGCTAATCTTCTCTTTAGTTGCCTCAGACAAAGCCTCGGTGTTGGCCGGTCCCATATCGTTCCAGGTGTCTAACCCGCTGGACTTTAGGTACTTGCCAGTTGACTCTGCGCGTATAAGCCCTTGCCACATCTCAACAGGCACGTTGTTATATTGCCACCACGTATTGTCTCTGAAAACAATAACTAGGGTTGATGTGTTTGGGTTATAGGCTACCGTAAGAGCCCTTGGTCTAGAGGGGTTGCTTGTAGGGGCGTTGTACTCCTTTACGCCCGCATTCTCTACGTCTTTAGGGATATCTACTTTATATTCAGTATTAGCGGCGTCCTGAGCTTCTTTGAAATTGTTAGCCAGCAGCTTTTGTAAAGATGGTCTAGCCATTATTCCTCACAAACGTGGTTCTCAGTCTCGGTCTCTAAAACCCTAGACATACATACGGCGCAGCGTAGGTACCGAGGAGGACGATAGTTATTTTGGGCTGTAGCGCCAAGTGGTATGTTTCCGCCAAACTCTGTGTTATCAAAGTCGGTGGAAATCTCAGGCTCGTCAAACAGCTCTCTTGGAAAAGGGCCGCGAGGCTCAGTTAATCTATCTGGTACTGGATGTACTTGTTTTGCTTGGTGCTTAATTACTCTCATTAGTAGGCGCCGCTGCCTTCTTCTTAGGTGTAGCTGGCTTATCTTCAATTGGAGATACTAGAGGAAAGTGCCCCGCTTGAGCGCGAGCGTGAAGCCAATGTGGGAGGCAAAATACGCAGTAGTTAGCTGGGTTTGCTCCTGGGTCAGCGTGGGTGTAGGTAGCGTTATTTGAGCAGTTGTCGCACTTGACAGCCATTTGTTCCTCCTGTTGTTAAAGCACCAGTATAGACGAAAAAAGGGGCCAGATGTGCTCTGGCCCCTAGTTTCTTAGTAATTACTTGGCTGCTGGCTTAATAGCCTTAGCCTTAATCTTGTCCCAAGCTTCCTTGGCTACTGGGCCAAGAACGCCTACAAGAGCTGCCCATGCAACCTTCTTGATGTCGTGGTTTCCAGTTTGCCAGATACCTACGCCAGCAACAACTACTGCAATGACGTAGTGCTCTACAAGAGCTACTTGCTTTGGTGATAATTTCATTTACTACTCACTCTCTATGTTATTTGCGTATGGAGTAACGATGTGCGACTCCTCCGCAATATCTGGCCGTGAGGTCGGATTATGCGGTACCGCGCCCCCTGTGAGGGCAGCTAATGCTACCTCAGTTAGGTGGCTGGGGTCAACTGCGAAGTTACTTGCCTTCCAAGTCACTAGCCCTGCCACGCTTGCGAGACTTACGGCTTTCGGGTCGCTTATCGGCAGCTTGAACGGCATCGTGAACCTCCTGAATCTTCCTAAGTATGGTTTCCACGTGATTATGGGTGGCTTGGTCCAGCTTTAGGTCTTTACTAATAATACGCCTATCTTCGTCTCCTGTGCGGTTAGTGGCGTTCAAAAGAAGCCCAGAAAGAAGAATAGACTCTAAAGATACGGTAAGTGTGAGCAAATTAAACGGGTACGGGTCAAATACCGCAAACACCATCCAAAGAGACCAAAAAATTATGTGAATAATCAGGAACCAGGGCGAGCCGAAGGCTATAGACGCCCAGTCTGAAATTCTTTGGAAATACTTCATTAAGCTCCTGCTTCCTTAATCATTGAGGCGTAGGTCGCCGCATCTAGGCCCTTAGATGTTTTAAGGGCTGGGAACTTCTTCTGGTAAACGGGTACCAGCGCCAAGTCTTCTGCGGTTAGTGTGCCTTTGACTAAGTTGCTTGGAAGTAGACCTGCTTTAGATAATGCTGTTTCCACAATAGTTGCCGCTTGGTTTTTGTAGCCAACCTTAAAGGCTGAAGTTCCAGGAAAAGGTGGGGCAACAAGAACGGTAGCTGACTTAACTGGTGGAGTGGTAGAGCTGTGGGTAGCAATTGCTGCTCCTCCACCTCCGAGAGCCGTAACACCAGCAACACTAGCGGCTAGCGGCTTGCTGGTAGCTGACTTAGCAATAGCGGGCTTGGAACCCTGCTCGTACGCTGGTCGCACAATAGCAAGAACGTAAAGGTATGAGCGATGGCGAAGATAGACACCATGACCGTCATATTGAGAGGCATCGGTCATGTGCTCTGGGCCAGTGTTTCCGCCGATTGTAGTGATTCCATCCCTAGAAGCGGCTACTACTAGCTCAACGTGGTCAGCAATTCCATTACCAGCCCATGAGAAGAAAACAAGGTCTCCAGGAAGTGCTGAGTATTTATCTACAACTTGCTTATTCTTCTGAAACCACGTCAATCCAGCTGGGCAGTAAGAAAAACCTTTAGGTGTCTGAGCGGCAACAAGGTGTGAAGCGTTAGCCTGAGCAAAGCACCAAGAAATAAACATGGCGCACCAAGGCTCATTAGGAATTCCGTACCAGTCACCATAAGGATTCTTATCCGTGGTTCCGCCGTAGAAATTAACCTGCTTCTGTGCAATGTTGATAATGTCTACGCCAGCTGTCATTTGCCTAGCTCCTTTTGCGTTACTACTTCAGCAGCAGCCGCTGTTCCCGCCTTTCTGTAACGAAAGGTTTCCCAGAGCGGCGCTGGAATTTCATGAATACCGTAGCGAGTACGGTGGTGTGCCTCGCAGAGAACCTCAAGGTTTCCTGGGCTTTCAATCCAGTTTTGGAAGTCCTCATCATTAGTAAAGTGGACGCCAAATGCTTGCTCTACTTTAGCTGGGTCCATGTTATTAATCTGTGAAAACTCAATGTGGCTATGGTGAAGTTCAGGGCCACCTGAGCAAAAATCATCGTTAATTACGCACTTCCACAAACCAGCAGCTTTAATGCGAGCTTTAGCTTGGTTAAACAGGTGGTAGTGCGGGTCAGACTCACGAGGCTCGTGCTCTGGGACCGAAACAGCCAAGTGCAGGTTAAGGTTGTTCTTGTGAGCGTCTGTCACTGGTAGATTAACCTTTCTGCTAAATCTCCTGGAGTAACAAGATTGTCTGGCTTATTCACCAACTCTATGCCAGCTTTGTCATAAGCAATGGCTACTAGCTCTGAGCAGATAACCCCGTACTGCTTTGCGGCATACTCCATAAGTTTTGTATTAGAAAGTATCTTTAGCCCTAAAATACGAAGGGCTAGTACAAAGATGTCGAAGAAACCATAAGGTCTCCCAACTAGGTCTACCGCAGCGTTTACGATGGCGGTACGTTGAGCTGCGGTCAGCTCTTCGTGCTGATTCCACGCAATAAGCGGGTACTTGGTAATTGGGCTTAACTCAACCCCAGTAGGATTAGCCTCGACTAAAGTGTGCTCATCAACACAAACAACTGCGTGATTCCAGCGGCTCATCGTACCTAGGCGAATAAGCTTGCCAAAAAATCCTCGGGTCTTTACTACCCCATAGTCTCCTGGACGTGGCGTATAGCTCATTCTAGCCCCTCATCAACGTGCTGCTCAAAGCGACCCTCAAGGCGAGCTAATTCGACTTGAATTGTCTGCTGGTTTTCTCTAAGCTCTCGGATTAACGGCAATACCTCTAGACGAATTACATCGCTAAGAGAGCTTCCGTGGTTAGGCTTTAGTTCAGATAAATAGTCTTTGACTAAAGTCTCAGTGTGATTTTTTAATACCCAGCGGGCAACCGCCAAAACGGAACCTCCAATGAAAAGAGCGGATGAAGTTGTTGCTATAACGGTTGCTGTATCCATTGTCAGCCCAGTTCTCGATAAATGTCTAAGAGGGAGAGTTGGGATGATTGTCCGTAAGAAATATCACAAAACGTGCAATATATGTATATTTTACAGTAAAAATAAAAACTTTTCTGCTCAAATGCTGTCTAAGAGTTGACAGAGGCCGTATCTCTAGTGTTTCCTTAGTAATGCAACTGAGAGGAGCAGAGATGCTTAATATCAGAATCAACCTAACGGTTAACGTAAGAAAGGTTACAGCGGTCGTGGTAGCTATGTGTGCTGTATGGAGTCAGCTCCTTACACCTGCAAGCGCGCTTCCAGTAACCCCACAGAACGAGAAGATGGTGACAGTGTCCCTCGAGTACCTTACAGTTTCAACCACACGGTCGGGTGCCAAGACAGCCTTGGCTAGTACTTACATTAAGTACTTTGACCCTCAGACCATTGCGTTCCTAACGGAATACGCAAACGGGAAGTCCATGGCAGAATGGAAATGCCTAGACAACTTGTGGTCCAATGAGAGCCACTTTAATCCCAAGGCGCTAAACATGGGTTCCCATGCTTTTGGCATAGCGCAGTTCTTGCCCTCAACCTGGGGCAATTACAACATCAAAAAGACGGCAAATGCCGCCTTACAAATTCAATACGGACTACGTTATATCGACGTAAGATATGGAGATGCCTGTAATGCTTGGAGCTTCTGGAGGAAACATCAGTGGTACTAACGCACCATATTTTGATGGAACCCAGGTCTGTGCTCAAATAGACCCAGAACTATTCTTTCCAGATAATCCAGCGGAAACTCCCGTAAAGCTACGCGTAGTTAAACCTATCTGTAACAGTTGCGACTTCCAGGCACCTTGCCTGGAATACGCGGTAGCTAACCCCGAGCTTCTAGGAATCTGGGCAGGCACAACGGAGAAAGACAGACGAGAACTTAGACGGCGTACTAAAAGACAAATTGCATAGCAAAAAAGCCCCCCGCTTACGCGAGGGGCTTTCTTGTTTTAGAGTTAAGCTACGTAGGTATAAGTACCAGCTTGGGTTCCTGGGTTTTCGCCAGTAGCAAGCTGATAGATAACCAAGTTAACTGCAGTACCAAGCGTCTGGGTTCCTGTTACAGACTGGCTGTAAACGGTACCTGCGTTGTTTGCAGTAGCGCCTGAAGTTGTGTAAGTAACTGTGCCTGTGTTGAAGTTAGCCAAACCAAGTTGACGGTCAGCTTCCTTGTAGGTAAGTCCAGTTACAGATGGAACTGAAGCAGTCGATGCAGAAGCAGCGATTGTTACAACAGCGGTTCCAGCAACACCTGTCAAAGCAGAGTCTGTAGCAGCGTTTGTTACAGTGAACTGAGTAGCGGTAGCTGAAGCGATTGTTACGGCGTTCAAGTTAAACGCTGATGCAGTTGTGTAAGTAGGTGCGTAGTACTGGGTAGCAATTGGCTGAGTTGAGCCAGCTGATACGTAGTTGTACAAGCCAGAAATTGTGACAGTCTGACCTGACTGGAAGTTGTTGTTAGCTGTGTAGGTCACTGTGCCGCCAGAAGCAGAAACAGCGGTTACAGTAGCTTGCAATGTGTAGGCTGGGTTGAAGCCAACAATCTTGTTAGCTGCGTTTGCTGGGTAAGCCTCATATCCAGTTGTAATCTGGACGTGGTTATCAGCAGGAACGGTATAGCTGTTCAAGCCAACAGACTTTGACAAGTCAGTTGCTGCAATCTTAGCGCTTGCAATGTCGGTTGTTGTGCTCCATGCAACGTCAGCACCAATTCCTGGAATGTTTCCAACGTTTGTTGAAGCTGAGCCAGTAGCGCCTGTAACAGCACGGTCAGTGACTGCGCTGGTTACTGTGAACTGGGTACCTGAAACAGTAGCAAGGGTTGCACCTGTGAGGTTGAATGCAGATACATAGGTACCTGTTGCGGTTGAGGTTGAGCCAGTTGCAGCTGAGGTAACTGTGAAGTTTGTACCAGCGCTAACAGCCAAGATGGTCTTGGTGCCGTTAAAGCCAGATGTAGAAGCACCAGTGATGGTGATTGACTGTCCAGCTGAGAGGCCAGTTGTGTTAGAGGTAGCGTAAGTGACAACGCCAGCAGACGCTGTGATGCCAGTGATAGCTACAGAGCCGTTAAGGCCAGAAATGTTTACGAC